AAGGAACTTGACAATAAGAAGTATGTGGTTGACCACTTACTTTCAACCAAGCGTGAGGGAATGGAAGATCTGATTGCATACATGGAAGAAATCGGATTCTTTGAAGCACCTTGCAGTGGTGGAAATCACCTTGCTTGTCAGTTCGGACTTGTTCACCACAGCAGAAATGTAATGATGGCAGCAGAAAATATTGGTTATGCACTTCTTGGCAAGGTCAAGTATGCAGAAATCCGTGATTCAGTCATCATTGCAGCAGCATTACATGACCTTGGCAAGTGCGGTGACTTTGGTAAGCAGATGTATGTGCCTAACATGATTAAGGACGGCAGACCCACAAAGGCAGAGCCGGAACAGAAATATAAACAGTCTGAAAGCAAGCCTTTCAAGCGTAACCCGGCACTTCTTCCACTTGACCATGCAACCCGCAGCATCAAGTTAGCAACCCTTTTTATTGACCTGACGGAAGATGAAGAATTTGCGATCAGATACCATGATGGTCTGTATGAATCAGCAAACTATGCAGTGAAGGGAAATGAAACCCCGTTATATTTGATTCTGCACTATGCTGATTTATGGTCAAGCAGAGTAACAGAAGGCAGCACAGATGAAGGAAGTGAAGAATAATGGATAAAAGAGATAAGAAAATCAGACAGTTAGAAAATGAACGCAATCAGCTAATGGCTGAAAATCAGAAATTGAAATATATCATCAATGATATTCAGTCAGTGAATGATATTATGCGTGAAGATATTGAAAAGGAATGTGCTGCTGAATGTGGTTGTATTGTAATTGAAGGAAGTCGCACCAGTGCAGCGTATCAGGATTTAGTTGGTATTCTTCTTGCAAATAACTATTCTGTTGAAGTCATACCAATGGATGAACGCAGAAAGTTAAAAATCATTATCAAGGAAAGTGAGGTATAAGAGTATGGTAAATGAAAGACAGGGAAAAGTTTACAATCCCCGCCCGGTATATAACAGAAAGTTATTACGTTCAGTGATTCGTGCGGGAGTTCAGAAACAGTTTGGTCAGCATCATGTTTCTGCTAACATGGCGGGAAACTTTGAAAAAATTAGAAAGGAACAGGTGAAATAATATGGCACAGATGCTTTTGATTATGGGTGAATCAGGTACAGGAAAAAGTACCAGTATGAGAAATTGCGATCCGGCAACAACTGCCGTTGTGAACCCGGTTGGTAAGCCGTTACCGTTCAAGGGTAAGTTCACAATGCTGAACAGTGAGGTTGAATCACGCAAAATCTGCAAGTTTATGAAGGAACAGGCAGCAGCCGGGAAGAAGTTACTGGTGGTTGATGACTTCCAGTATATTCTTTCAGTCCCTTATATGAACCGTATCAAAGAAAATGGTTGGGACAAGTGGAATGACTTCGGTGCAAATTACTTTGAAATCATTGAGGTGTGCAAGGAACTTCCTGATGATGTGGTGGTTGCTTATATGACCCACACAGAAACACTTGAAAATGGTGTTACTACTATTAAGCTGATCGGAAAGTTACTTCGTGAGAAGATCACCATTGAAGGACTTTTCACCATTGTACTTAGAACAGGCGTGAATGAAGGAAAGTATTACTTTTACACACAGAACAGTGGCAAGGACACCGTGAAGTCACCTATGGGAATGTTCCCGGCATACGCCATTGACAATGATCTGAATTATGTGGCTGATAAAATCCGCAACTTCTATGAAGTCGGTGAGTATAAGACAGATGCAGAAATGGGTCAGGCTGATGTACAGGTTGCATCCGATCTTGAAAAGCCGGATGCAAACGGTAGACGGGCAAGGGGTGGAAAAAAGACCACATCCACAGCAACACCACCTACCACAACAGAGGATGCAGCACCAAAGACAGGCAGAACCGCCCGCAAGACACATGATGAAGTGGTGGCTGAAAATAATCAGAAAATGGCTGATTATATGGCAGAGCGTGACAAGGCTATTGATGCGGTTGCTGATGGGCGTGAAGAAATCCCGTTTGATGAAGCGTGTGCAGCAGCGGATTCTGTACCGCAGCCGGAACTTGAAACACCGCCAAGAAGAACCCGCAAGGAAAGAAAGGCAGCAGAACAGGATGGTACAACAAACACCGATTCTGAAAGTGTTGTACTGGATGCAGATACTTACTTCTATGTTCCGGCTGATGACAATTATGTGATGAAGCATAAGGGTGACAAGGTTGACCTGATTGTTGACGGTGTGGAAGTAATGAAGGTTATCAGCAAGGAAGAATTTGGTGAAGGTGTGAAGCGTTTAGCACAGGCGGGTAACCCACAGCCGGAAAATCCTATTGATGGGGCAATGAACCCGCCGGAGAAGGGCAGACGAACAAGAAGAAGTGCAGAACAGGCAAAACCTGATGCAGATACAACAGCGGATGAAACCCCGGCAGTAGATGAACAGCCTACTGGTGGAAGAACCCGCAGAGTAAGAAGAACACGCTAAGAAAGTGAGGTATTAGAACATGAACAATCCTTTTGGTTTACCTGATGACCTGTTTGGTGCAATCCTTGCATCAGCGATTGCAGAAGGAATGAACCCGGCAAACAACCGTACAATGAAAAAGCCGAACCCGGAAGCATCCAAACAGAACGCTACACCGGAAGATGGTGCAAAGGCTGCAAAGAAAATCTATGATTCCTATGTTGCAGCCGGATTCAATGAAGTTCAGGCGTTTGAGTTATTAAAGTTAGTATTAAGCAAATAAGAAAGGTTAAAAGGTGAAATATTATGGCTATTGATTTCAGTGCATTTGATGAAAAGGTTGATTTACAGGAATTACAGAATGAGGTGCAGAACGCACCTGATAATGATTTTGCTGATGTGCCGGATGGTACATATATCATTAGTATTGAGAAGATGGAAATTAAGTTGACCAAGGCACAGGATAAGTTAATGTTTGCAGTTCAGGCAAAGATCAATGAAGGTGAACAGGCAAACCGCATGATCTTCTTCAACCGTGTTATTTCCGGCAACAGTTCCGCAAAGTGGACGGACGGACAGGCAATCAAGTCTGTATGCACTTGGGTGAACAAGCTGATTGCAGAAGATGATACACCTGTTGAGTTCGTAAACTATGCAGATTTTGCAGATCAGATTCTTGATGTGTTCCAGTCTATTCAGGGTGCGATTGAAGTTAAGGTTGATTATAAGGCAGATGCTTTCAACCCTATCACAATCAAGGAAGTTTTTGACTGCTAAAATTTTTTACTTGAAAAGTAGATAAAATATCTACAAGATAGAAATGTCAGGCGGTGGCAAGGGTCACATCTTCCACCGCTTTTTATGAAAGGGTGAATGTGCATGATATTTTATGATTTTGAGGTTTTCAAGGAAGATTGGCTTGCCGTTTTCATTGATGTGACCAAGAAAAAAGAATATGTGATAATCAATAACCCTGATGAATTAAAAGCCTTATATGAAGCGAATAGCAAGGATATATGGGTAGGTTATAATAACCGCCACTATGACCAGTACATTATGAAAGGTATTCTGTTGGGAATGAACCCCAAAAGAATCAATGACTGGATAATTGTTGAAAAAAAGGAAGGGTGGCAATTTTCATCAGCGTTCAACAAAGTTCCAATGATTAACTATGATGTTATGCCGAACCCCCCGGTTGGTTTGAAAACACTGGAAGGTTTTCTTGGCAGCAATATCAAGGAAACGGATGTTGATTTTAGAATAAACAGGAAATTGACCAAGGAAGAAATTGAAATGACGGTTTTTTACTGTCGGCATGATGTGGAAGAAACCATCAAAGTATTCCTTGAAAAAATAGATGAATTTAATGCAATGCACGGTATCATTCAGGCTTTCCCGGACATTGTGAACCTGTCTGATATAGGGGACAGTGAAGCAAGAATCACCGCAAAGGTGCTTGGGTGTTCCCGCAGATCATTTGAAGATGAATTTGATTTCTACTTCTTGCCGTGCTTGCAACTGAAAAAATATAAATATGTTCAGGACTGGTTTGAACAGAAAAGACAGGAAGCCTTGTCAATGGACTTGGCACACATGGATAAATACTCAAAACGTACATGGTACAAAGAACAGGGTCTTGAAACCGTGGTTGCGGGTATTCCTCATTCATTCGGTTTTGGCGGTGTTCATGGGGCAACAGCCACACCAATTCACAAGACCGGGCAACTGCTGCACGTTGATGTAAACAATTACTATCCTTCAATGCTGATTGCTTGGGGACTGGTTACAAGGGCAGCAACCAATGACAATTACCCGTTGGTGTATAACACACGAAAAGCCATGAAGGAAAAACAGATTGCTGCAAAAAACGCCGGAAACAAGAAAGAAGTCAAGCGGTGGAAGAAAGCACAGTTGCCATATAAGAAGATGCTGAACGCCTTGTCAGGTGCAATGAAGGATGAAACCAATGCAGCGTATGACCCAAGAAACAATAACTGTATGTGCATCAACGGTCAGTTGATGTTGCTTGACCTGATTGAACACCTTGAAGTTGTACCGGGATTTGAACTGATTCAGTCCAACACGGACGGTCTTATTATTTGGATTCCTGACACAGATGAAGCCTTTGAAATGGTTGATGATATTTGTTGGGAGTGGGAACAGCGTTGTTCAACAGATCAGTGTTCAATTCTTCTTGAACTGGATAACATCAGTGAAATCTATCAGAAGGATGTGAACAATTACCTTTGGGTTGGTATTGACGGCGGTGTTGAAAGAATCGGTGCTTATGTGAAGGAACTTTCAGCGGTTGACAATGATCTGCCAATCCTGAATAAAGCACTGGTTGACTACATGGTTAAGAAAACCCCGGTTGAACAGACCATCAATCAGTGTGATGACCTGATTATGTTTCAGAAGATCGTCAAGTTATCAGACAAGTATGATTGGGTGGAACATGAGCATTGCACCCCGCTTGTCAGTCATATAGGCAAAAGAACAATCAAGACGGTGTATGAATACCCTGACAAGGACAAATACACATATAAGTCATACAGGGTGTTTGCATCTAACGATCAGAAGGACGGCAGATTGCTGAAACGTAAACAGGTGAAAACCAAAGGTGAAAAATTCGGTAATACACCTGACCACTGTTTCATTTTCAATGATTCAGTTGTTGGGGTAAAAACACCGCCTGAACTTGATAGGCAGTGGTACATAGATTTAGCAAAGAAACGCTTGAAACAATTTGGTGTTGTAGCGTAACACCGGGAAGGAAGGTTTTTCATGGATTTAGAAATCAGATATGAAAATGGTTCAATGACTGTTCATCTTGAAGAATTTCTGAATATCCGCAGCATTGCCAAGGTCAGGAAACTGCTGAAAGTTATCAGAAGCAGTTTCACACCTGAATGTGAACAGCAGATTAAAGAATTTGTTCAGGACTGGATTGAACAGTTTGAACAGAAACAGTTGGAAACTGAACGGTATATCACAGGGTATGAACAGAAAGTCAGTTATTGTCAGAAGCAGTTGCGGGATGCTTTATATACCCGTGACAGTTACAAGAAGTCAACACCGCTGCATAAGTCGGAAGGGTGGGACAGATGGAATGAAGAAGTGAAAGGGTGCAGAAAAGAACTTGCAGAAGTGAAAACACTGCTTCGTTCCTATCAGTCCCGGTACAACAGCAACATCAGGAATAAGGATTTTTATAAAAAGGTGTTAGAAAACATCACATAAGGTAGGTGATAAAAGATGCTTTACAAAGGTTATGTTGAAACCAAGGGCAAGGCAAGCATTGAAAAACTGAAAAACAGAACCACATGGAAAACCTATGATGAAGTGAAGAACCTGAACGGGTTCGGCGGGGTTTTGGCTGATGACACCATCCTTATTGACATTGATGATTCTGAACAATCTGAAATCCTGATGAACATAGTTGAAGAATATCAACTTGACTGCAAGGTGATCTGCACCAGTAGGGGCAAACACTTCCTGTTCAAGAATCACAGCATCACAAGAAACAGGACACATATTCAGTTGGCGGTTGGTCTTACTGCTGATATAAAAGTCGGCAGTAAGTTGTCTTATGAAGTCATCAAGATTGACGGTGAAGAACGCTTTTGTGAATGGGACATTGAAGAAGGTGGGCAGTATCAGGAAGTACCCAAGTGGTTGTTCCCGGTCAAGGCAACCGCTGATTTCTTAGATATGGATGCCGGGGACGGAAGGAATCAGGCGTTGTTCAATTATATCCTGACCCTGACTGCAAATGACTTCACAGTTGAAGAAACCCGTGAGTGCATCCGCATCCTGAACAAGTTCGTTTTGAAACAACCGCTTGGTGATGATGAACTGGAAGTAATCTTGCGTGATGAAGCATTTCAGAAACCCGTGTTTTTCCTTGGCAGTACATTTTTATTTGATAAGTTTGCCACATTTATGAAAAATCAGGCACACGTTGTGAAAATCAACGGGCAGCTTCACATATACAAAGACGGTGTATATTCAAACGGTTACCGTGAAATTGAATCAAACATGATTCAGCATATCCCTAACCTGAAAAAGATGCAGAGAAGGGAAGTATTAGATTATATGGAACTGATAGTTGACGAAAAAGAACAGTCAGATGCAAACCTGATTGCTTTCAACAATGGTGTCTATGACATTGTGACTGAGGAACTGAAACCGTTCAGCACGGACATTGTTATTACAAATAAAATCCCGTGGAATTATAACCCGGATGCTTACAATGAACTGGCAGATAGCACACTGAACAAATTAGCGTGTGGTGATGCAACAATCAGGGCATTGTTAGAAGAATGTATTGGTTATTGCTTTTACAGGCGTAATGAGTTAGGCAAAGCGTTCATCCTGACGGGTGACAAGTCCAACGGTAAAAGTACATTTTTGGATTGTGTCAAGGCAATTCTTGGTGATCGGAACATATCAGCACTTGACCTGAAAGAACTGGGGGACAGATTCAACACTTCAATGATGTTCGGCAAATTGGCAAACATTGGTGATGACATTGGTGATGATTTCCTTCAAGGGTCACAGGTCAGTGTGTTCAAGAAGATCGTCACAGGTAACCGCATCAAGGCAGAACGCAAGGGACAAGACCCTTTTGAGTTCAACCCATTCATCAAGTTACTGTTTTCTGCAAATGACATACCAAGGATGAAGGACAAGACCGGGGCGGTGCTTAGGCGTTTGGTTATCATCCCATTCAATGCCACATTCAGCAAAGATGACCCGGATTATGAACCATTCATCAAATATAAGCTGACACAGGAAGAACCCATTGAATACTTCATCAGGTTAGGTGTGGAAGGTCTGAAAAGGGTCATCATAAATAACGGGTTCACCAAGTCAGACAAGGTTCAGAACCAGTTGGATGAATATGAAGAAGAAAACAACCCTATCCTTGCATTTATCAATGATACAGGTGTTGACAGAATTGAGAATGAACCAACCGCTGATGTTTACAAGCGGTATCAGGTTTTTTGTGCAGACAACAGTATGCAACCCATGTCAAATATCGTATTCAGCAAGCAGATAAATAAAAGACTTGGGTTCAGAGTGATTCAGAAGAAATTGAACAATAAAAACTGCAAAATCTTTGTTGCAGAGTAGAAAGGAAGGTATCAGTTAGTGAAAGGTGGAAGAAATACAGAAGGTTATGCAGACCCAACGGCAACTATTGCCGTTGGTAGAGTGGCAAAGGAAGAACGTGAACAGATTGAATGTGAAGCAGCAGACAAACGTGCCTATGATCTGATTAAGGTTTTGAAGTACATCATCAAAGGTGCGGGGTTTGAACTGACTGAACGTGTTCAGGTGAAAGATACCAAGACGGGAAGGGTTTACAGATGATTGAAAAAATAAAGAAATTCATCAGAATAATCACAATACTACTAATGACCGCCCTTGTCATATTTCTAATATACACAGTATTCAAGTATGAATGGAAAAACATACTTTGTTTTGTAAGTGTCATTACAGTGTTTCTTATTATCTGTTGGGCGTTTGATTGGTGAAAGGAAGGTGTTCAGAATGACAGAAAATGTATGTGTTACCTGTCAGTATTATGAAAGCTGCAACCCCCCTGAACGCTTTATGAAGTGTATGGGGTACAAAGAAAAACAGGAAAGGGGTGAAGAAAATGCACAGCAAACTGGAAGATGATGCACAGTATGAATGGTGCAGACAATGGGAAGAAGAACACAGACGGAAGATCACCCGGAAGAAACAGAAGAAAATCAGACGGGTGCAGCACTGGTGTAACTGCAAATTATATATCAAGTATGCTTGGTATGAGTTCCGGGCAATGATGAAAGGTTAAGGATGAACAGAATGGAAAATAAACTTTTAGAATTATTTGAGAAACAGGACACAGTATCAATGAATGATGACATTTTCCCGCTTGTGGAAGAAGAATTTGCGGGTCAGGTCATGGGTAATGAAGTTTATGAACTTGCACACCAGTACATAGGTCAGTTGTTGTGGGGTGTGTATGCAGCGGGAATCAGTTTCATTGCATCACCTGTTTTTGGGGGTGGTGACTTTGGAAAAATGGTTGTGACTGATGTTGTTTATGAAAAAGTAACGGTATAGTAACTGTTGGTAACGGTTTAGGGTAACGGTTAAAATGCTTTATTTATGCTGATGGTAACGGTAGTAGCGGTTAAATATAATTTTCTTATTATATTATTTTTTATACTTTATGTATTTATAAAAAGTAAAAATATATAGTATAAGGATTTAACCGTTACCGTTACCAACCGTTACCGTCAGTATTTACAAGGCTTTCAAGGCATTTTTTGCTAATTTTTAACCGTTACCTAACCGATACCAAGAAAGGATAGGTGAAAGTGATGAATAATAAAAAATTGACTGCACGGCAGTATTTGACACAGTTACAGGAACTTGATACCAATATCAATCAGGACTTAGAACGCCTTGAAGATATGAAAACCAATGCTTGCAGTACAGGCGGTATTGATTATTCTGCTGAAAGAGTGCAGACAAGTCCAACAGGTGACAGTTTATGCAGACAGGTCACGAACTATGTTGATTTCAATGAACAGATAAACAGGGAAATTGACAGTTTTTCAGATGCCAAGGAACAGATCATCAAGCAGATAAGGGGTTTACATGATGCAAGGTATTCACAGGTATTATTCAAAGTGTATGTTCAGTTCAAGACCCTGAAAGTTGCATCAGGTGAAATGGGTATGTCATATCAGTATGTCAGAAATCTTCATAGTGCAGCACTGACAAGGTTTGAAGAAATCTATGATAATCTGCATTACTTGACTTAATGTGTACTTACTGTCACTTGAAACAACAAAAAAAGCGTTTTATGATAGATTTTGTTGTTTCAAGTATATTGTGTATTCTTGATTCTAATGATACAGTGTATCTTGACAAGATGGGAATTGTGAAGAAGCGGTTGTTTTTTCACAGTTCCTTTTTGTTTATGCCGATATTTGCACCCTGAAATGTAATGTTTCAGGGATTTTTTATTGCAAAAATACATGAAAGGGGTGTTGTTTGATGGCAAAAACGGCAAAATTAACTGAAAAACAGCAGCGTTTTGTTGATGAATACCTGATTGACCTTAATGCAACACAAGCAGCCATTCGTGCGGGTTATTCGGCAAAAACAGCAGATCAGCAAGGTTCAAGGATGTTGGCAAATGTCAAGGTTCAACAGGCAATTAGTGTTGCAATGGCAGAACGCAGCAAAAGAACAGGAATCAATCAGGACAGGGTTGTTTTAGAACTTGCCCGCATTGCTTTTGTAAAGATGACAGACCTTGTTGACAGTCACGGAAGAATAAAAGACGGTGCATCAGAAGATGACCTTGCTTGCATTGAATCCGTGAAGTACAAACAGTCTGAATCAGAAACCGGGTCAAGTGTTGAAAGGGAAGTCAAGATTTCACCAAAACTGAAAGCACTTGAATTACTTGGTAAACACTTGGGTATGTGGAATGACAAACTGGATGTGAACATCACGCAGCCTATTGTTATCACAGGTGAAGATGCCCTTGAAGATTAGGCGGTGATTGCCTATGGTAAAGAACCGCATTTCTTCACAATATGTTTTTGGGTATCAGAAGTTTATCCTGTACCCGGAAGATTACAAGGCTACAAAGTCCGGCAAGAAGAAAGTGCTGCTGCCTGAACTGGTTGGTAAGGGTTACGGTACTTTTTGGCGTTGGAAAGGTAGATATAGGGTATGTAAGGGCAGCCGTGCATCCAAGAAATCAAAAACAACTGCCCTTTGGTACATCACCAATATGATGAAGTACCCACAGGCAAATACCCTTGTGGTCAGAAAGACTTTCAGAACCCTGAAAGATTCCTGTTTCACAGAATTGAAGTGGGCGATTCACCGCCTTGGCGTTGATGCCTTTTGGGAAATCAAAGAATCACCACTTGAAATGACCTATAAACCGACAGGTCAAAAGATTTATTTCAGGGGACTGGATGACCCCCTGAAAGTAACATCAATAACCGTTGACATTGGTTGTTTGTGTTGGATGTGGATTGAAGAAGCCTATGAGATCAGTTCAGAAGATGATTTCAATATGCTTGATGAATCAATCCGTGGTGCTGTTCCTGACGGTTCAGGACTGTTCAAGCAAATAACCCTTACACTGAACCCGTGGAATGAACACCACTGGATAAAGAAGCGGTTTTTTGATAACACAGATGATGAAACCCTTGCAATGACCACCAATTACAAGTGCAATGAATGGTTGGATAAGGCAGACTTAAAAGTCTTTGAAACTATGAAGAAGCAGAACCCAAGGCGTTACAAAGTAGCGGGTCTTGGTGATTGGGGTATTGTAGACGGTCTTGTCTATGAAAATTGGGAAGAAAAGGCGTTCAGTGTTGATGAAGTCAAGAAGATTGCCGGGGTCAAGTCTGTATTCGGTCTTGACTTTGGTTATACAAATGACCCGTCAGCACTGTTTTGTGGTCTGATAGATCAGTCAAGTAAGACCATTTGGGTCTTTGATGAAATGTATCAGCCGGGCATGAGTAATGAAGCCATTGCCGAACAGGTTCAGCGGATGGGATATGTGAAAGAGAAGATCACAGCCGATTCAGCAGAACCAAAGAGCATTGACCGCTTGCGTGAACTGGGTCTGAAAGGAATCAGGAAAGCAAGGAAGGGCAAGGATAGCATCAACAACGGCATTGACTTCATACAGGACTATCATATTATCATTCACCCAAGATGCGTGAATTTCATCACAGAGATCAGCAACTATCAATGGGACAAGGATGCCAAGACGGGTAAGAAACTGAACCGCCCTATTGATGATTTCAACCACCTGATGGATGCAATGCGTTATGCGATTGAACAGATGGCAAAAGGTGATGCTTTCAGTTTTGATTAAGCAATTACCGGGTAGAATACACGGTGTCAGCAGCCGTTTCTTTTTGGACGGTAGGAAAAGGTTGTCAAATGCTTACTCCTGGGGCGGTTGCAATCGGTGACCGCCTATGACACCTGTATAACTACTTTTTGAGATATTAGAAACAAATTAGTAACACATACCCTTGGAAACATAGTGTTTTCAGGGGTTTTGATTTTATTATGCAATGAAAGGGGTGAATTGAACCGTGTTCAGTTCCTTTGTGGATGCAATCACATTAAAACTTAGCAATTTCATATTGCAAGGGGCAAAGGCACACATGACCAACTTGGAATTTCTTGAAAAGGAAATTGCAGCATGGAAGTGTTCACCCCGTAGAATGATGCAGATAAAAGGATTTTTGTACTATGACGGTGACCATGATGTAATTCACCGCAAGCGTACAATGATCGGTGAAGGTGGGGAACTTGAAGTTGTTGAGAATCTACCAAACAACAGAATTGTTGATAACCAGTATGCAAAGATGGTCAATCAGAAAGCCAATTATCTGTTTGGTAAGCCGTTCACACTAAGCGGTGAAAACACTGCATATATTGAACTGCTGAAAAAGATATTTGACAAGAAGTTCATGCGAACATTGAAAAGTGCGGGCAAAGCTGCATATAACGGCGGTATTGCTTGGCTATATCCATACTACAATGAACGGGGTGAATTTGCTTTCAGGCTTTTCCCCGCTTATGAGATTTTGCCATTTTGGAAAGATTCTGAACATACTGAACTTGATTTCTTCATCCGGCATTATGTGACGGTTGCCTATGACGGCAATCAAAGGAAGTTCATTGAAAAGGTTGAATTGTATGATCTGAATGGTGTTCACCTGTTCATTCTTGATGGCGGGAAACTGATTCCTGACATTGTGAACAATGAAACCGCAGACTTCCCACACGTTACAATGACGGATGCTGCCGGAAATGTTCAAGTGTTCAACTGGCAGCGTGTTCCCCTGATTCCATTGAAAGCCAATGAACAGGAAACACCGCTGATTAAGAAAGTCAAGTCATTACAGGATGGCATCAATGTGATGCTGTCTGACTTTGAAAATAATATGCAAGAAGATGCCCGGAACACCATTTTGGTATTGAAGAACTATGACGGTACTAATTTAGGTGAGTTTAGGAAGAACCTTGCAACCTATGGTGCAGTAAAGGTCAGATATGACGGTGACACCAAGGGCGGGGTTGAAACCCTTGAAATCACAGTCAATGCAGAGAATTACAAGACCATTGTGGAAATCTTCAAGAAAGCCTTGATTGAGAACGCAATAGGTTATGATGCCAAGGATGACAGACTTTCCGGCAATCCTAATCAGATGAACATTCAGTCAATGTACTCTGACATTGATACAGATGCCAATGATACGGAATCAGAAGCACAGGCAACAATGGATGATGTACTTTGGTTTGTCAACTGCCACCTTGCCAATACGGGACAGGGTGATTTTGAAGGTGAAGAAGATGGGGTTGATGTGGTATTCAACCGTGATATGCTGATGAATGAATCAGATATTATTGATAACTGTCAGAAGTCACAGGGAATCATTTCTGATGAAACAATCATCAGTATGCACCCTTGGGTAGATGACCCGCAACTTGAAATGGAACGCCTGAAAAAGCAGAAGGAAGAAGCACAGAAAGAAATGCTTGCACAGTATGACCCATTTGGTACACAGAACCAAAACGGTGACTGTGCAGATGATGACCCTGACAATAAAGGTGACCCGTCACAGGGAAGTCAGGGCGGTGAAGTAGATGAATAACGGTGAATACTGGCAGAAGCGTTTTGAAGTGCTTGAACAGGCTGCACACCAACAGGGGGTTCAGTGCTATGCGGATATTGAAAAACAATACCGACAGGCACAAAAGCAACTTGAAGGTCAGATTGCTGCATGGTATCAGCGTTTTGCATCTAACAATGGGGTAACCCTTGCAGAAGCAAAACGGATGTTGAACGCAAAGGAACTTGCTGAACTGAAATGGGATGTGAACCAGTACATTCAGTACGGTCAGGAAAATGCGATCAACGGTACTTGGGTCAAGCAGCTTGAAAACGCATCTGCAAGATTCCATATCAGCAGACTTGAAGCCTTGAAGTTGCAGACCCAACAGAGCATTGAAGTCATGTTTGGAAACCAACTTGACAGCATTGACAATACAATGCGGAATGTTTACAAGTCCGGCTATTATCACACAGCCTATGAAATTCAGAAGGGCGTGGGTGTTGGTTGGGACTTTTCCGCACTGGATGACAAGCAGATCAGCAAGGTCATCAATAAGCCTTGGGCGGTTGACGGCAAGAATTTCAGTGAAAGGATATGGGGCAACCGTCAGAAGTTGGTCAATGAACTGAACAACACCCTGACACAGAACATCATCTTGGGAAAAGACCCACAGAAAGCCATTGATGAAATTGCCCGGAAGATGAACACTTCCAAGACCAACGCCGGGCGGTTGGTAATGACAGAAGAAGCCTTTTTCAGTTCCGCAGCACAAAAGGACTGCTTCACTGAACTGGATGTTGAACAGTTTGAAATTGTGGCAACACTGGATTCCCACACTTCGGATATATGCCGGGGTATGGACGGCAAGCATTTCCCTATGTCTGAATGGAAGGTTGGTGTGACTGCACCGCCGTTTCATGTTCATTGCCGTTCAACCACAGTACCATATTTTGATGATGAATTTGATGCTGTCGGTGAACGTGCTGCACGGGATGAAGAAACAGGCAAGACCTACTTTGTACCGGGCAACATGACCTATAAGGAATGGGAAAAGTCATTTGTCAACGGTGGTGATAAGTCAGGTTTGCAAGAAGCATCACCTGATGATACAATCAAAGCAAAGGAAGAAATCAAACAGGTTGCGGAAGAATTAAAGATTGACAATTTCCCGGATGTTTTCAAGGCAAAAGGTGAATTGAAAAATACACAAGCACTTGTGGACTATATAAACGGATTGGAAGGTGCAGATGCAAATGTGGTTGCCCTGTATAATAGCATGGCAAAATTGGAAACCATAGAAAACAATGGTATTCCGTTCAAAATATCACACGGTAGGAATCATGCTGTTTCAACTTCAACATATACATTGACCGGGAATTTGGCTGATGTAAAATTGACTATTCCAAAATTACAAGGTGAAAATCTTGCCGGACAGGTAAACACCACATTGCATGAAGAAATGCACCTGATGGATTTGTACGGTAGAAAAGACCCGTCAAAAAGTGGTAATTGGTTCAGCACAAGCAGAACAGCACTGATGGATATATTCAAAAGTACATCAGATTCAATCAGTGATGAAGTTGCAGACCTATTTGCTGAACATAAAAAAGAGTATAGAAAGGTTCGGGATGAAGTAAATGCAAAATATCAGAATTTGATTTCTGAACTGAATAATTCAGTGATGGATAAAACCTTCCAAGGTTCACTTGCTGATTATAAGAAACAGTACAATAAACTGGTGTCAGCCATGAATGATGAACGTGATTATATGGCAAGAAACATCATGGGCGGTGGAATAGGAAATCTTGAAGATATTTATGATGCACTGTCAGGTGGTGTATTCAGAGATAAAGGAACAGTCATGTATGGTCATGGGTCATCTTATTACAGAAGCCAAGAAAGCCGGGTGCATGAAACAATAGCAAATTACGCAGCATTGAGCATAACAAGACCTGATTTGATTGAACTGCTGAAAGCAGATAAGCCGGATTTGGTTGCAGAATTGGATGCGACTATTGTTGAACTTTTGAAGAAAGTGGGTGATGGATGATGAAAAATGAATTGATTGAAAAAAGCATAAAAGTCAGACAGTTGTTTTCAGAAGTCGATTTCCCACCTACAATGATACAATTTTTTGATTTAGACAGTGATGAACTACTGGATGAAAAGATTAGAGTGTTGACGGCGTTAAAAGATGGAAAGCAGATTGCAGATATTCCAAACTTTTATGATATTTTGGAATTATACCCCAAAAACGGGGAACATTGGGACTAAAAAGCACGGTCAAATAACCGTGCTTTTTTCATACCTTAACAAGTTATCAATAGACCTGTAATAACTGCTATATGGCGGTTATATGAGGTCAGAAAGGGGGATAAAAGGCACATGAAAACGTACACAATTAGAAAGGCATGGTGATCCTGATTATCTCCCGGCTACTGGGTCAAGTAGCACATAGAAAAGGCATCCGGCAACGGGTGTCTTTTTTCTTGCGGGTTGTCAAGCGTAAACCGAACAAAACCAATCAATCATGTGGGAGTAACCCCGTATAAAAACGTATTTGAAAGGATGGTATAGAAATGACAAGAAAACAGTTAGAGGATTTAGGACTTACCAAGGAACAGGCTGATTCAGTAATGAAAATCAATGGTGATGACATTGAGAACGCAAAGGGTACTGCTTCAACAGAAATCAAGAACTTGCAGACAGAGGTTGAAGGACTGAAAACACAGGTCGGTGACCGTGACAAGCAGTTAGAAACCCTGAAAGCATCTGCCGGGGACAACGCTGATCTGAAAAAGAAGATTGAGGACTTACAGACTGAAAATGCCACTGCCAAGGCAACCCATGAATCTGAACTGAACCAGTTGAAAATTGATTTTGCGGTTGAAAAGGCACTTACTGGTGCAAAGGCAAAGAACATCAAAGCTGTCAAAGCCTTACTTGAACTTGGAGAAGCCAAACTTGACAAGGACGGAAATGTCAAGGGACTGGATGAACAGATCGAGAAGTTAAGAAGTGGTGATGACACCAAGTTCCTGTTTGAAGCACAGAAGCAGCAGAAACAGCAGCAGAATTTCAAAGGTTTTCAGCCGGGAGCATCAGGGGAACAGAAACCGGGTGAGGGTGAAAAGGTCGATTTCTCAAAAATGAGTTATGACGAACTTACCGCTTACATGGAAGCAAACCCGGATGCACAGATTTAATTTGATGAAAGGAAGGTAATTGAAACATGGCAAAATTTGATGCTAAAAGTTTTAATGAAAAGGCGTTCGGTAAGTACATGAGTGCTATTCCGAACGTGAAACTGAACAAGTTACGTGAATCCCGTGCAATCGTTGGTGATGCAAGATTACGTGACACTTTTGTGAATAACTCACAGACTGGCACTGTTTACGCAGTGTTACCGTTCTTTGGTCTGCTTTCCGGCACACCGCAGAACTATGATGGTGTTGACAATGTTACACCGGGTAAGACTGACACCTATGAACAGGGTGTTTTCACCTATGGCAGAATGAACGGTTGGACAGAAGCAGATTTCAGTTATGATGTAACTGGTGGTACTGACTTCATGGCAAACGTAAGAAATCAGATCAATGACTACTGGAACGGTGTGGATCAGGATGTTATCCTTGCAATCTTAGAAGGTGTCTTTGGAATGAAGGACACTGGCACGGGTGACATTAAGAAAGCCAATGCAGCGTTTGTTGAAGCACACACCTATGATATTGCACATGCGGGTGCTGAACATACTGATGATACTATGAAGATGGATGCAACAACCCTGAACAGTGCAATTCAGAAGGCTTGCGGTGATAACAAGCAGAAGTTCAAGTTGGTTTACTGTCACAGTGCAGTTGCTACCAACCTTGAAAACCTGAAACTGCTTGCATACTTAAAGTATACAGATGCACAGGGCATTGAGCGTGATCTTGAAATGGGTACTTGGAACGGCAGACTGGTCATCATTGATGATTCTTTACCTACTAAGGTTGTTGAAGCCGTTGCAGAGGACACAAGCAAGGGAATCAAGGCACAGGATGCGTACACGGAGTACACAACCTATATCCTTGGTGAAGGTGCTATTGGTTTTGAGGATGTAGGTGCAAAAGTGCCTTATGAAATGGTTCGTGATGCTAAGACAAGGGGCGGTGAAGATACACTGATTTCCCGTAAACGTCACGCTGTTTCTGTTGCGGGTGTTTCTTATACCAAGGCATCACAGGCAACAAATTCCCCTACCAATGCGGAATTAAAGACTGGTAAGAACTGGTCACTGGTTGCATCTGATACCAAGGCTATTGAGCATAAGGCAGTACCTATTGCCCGTATCATTTCCCGTGGATAATTTCTGATCTGAAAGGGTGGTTGCAATGTTTGATACTGATACAGTAAAAGAACGGTTGAAATCATTCGGTTATGAGGTCAAGGCAGATGATGAATTTGCCTTGACCTTTTGCGTTGAGAAAGTACGCAGCACAATCAAAAATGAAATCAACTGGAATGATGTGCCGGAAGGACTGGAACACATTGCCGTTGATATGGCGGTGGGTGAATTTCTTCTTTCCAAGAAAACCTTTGCACCTGATGACCTTACCGGGTTTGATTTAGAATATGCTGTCAAGCAGATTCAGACAGGGGACACCAACACGGTTTTTGCAACTGGTGAAGGTTCAATGACCCCTGAACAAAGACTGACTTCTTTCATCAATTACCTTTTATCCTATGGAAAGGCTGAATTTAATTCATTCAGGCGTATCAGATGGTAAAGCAGATTCAGGCAGCACAAAAGGCTGCAAGGAAAGCCATTGAAGCAACCTATTTTGGTACTTTGACGGTGACAGAACTGCAAAAGGTAAAAAATGAGAAGTCAAAACTTATGGAAGAATCAGAGGTTGTGGTCTTACAAGACCAACCGTGCAGATTATCTTTTGAAAAACTGCAAACAGCAATTCAGTCAGAATCAGCAGCAACGATCACGCAAAGCACAAAGTTGTTTGTTTCCCCGGATGTAACCATCAAGGCGGGGTCAAAACTGACAGTAACACAGGACAATGTGACCACGGACTACACCCGCAGCGGTGTCCCTTCCACATATCCAACGCATCAGGAAATCACACTTGAACTGTTCAAGGAATATGCGTAAATGGGTAGAATGGGAAGATTTGACTGCAAAGGTCTGAAAGACTTTCAGCAGCAGTTGGGAAAGTTGCAAAATCCTGATGACTTTGTGGAATCGTGTGCAAAAGAACTTGCTGCCCGGTTGCTTCGCATGGTGGTCAAAAGAACACCTGTCGGACAGTACCCGGCAAGTTCAGGAAAAAAGGGCGGTACATTAAGGCGTGGTTGGACTGGTGAAAAACGTGCATCAGCACAAGGGTATGCAGACAGCCTGACGGTGAATCATTTTGGTGACACCTATGTCATTGAAATTGTGAACCCGGTTGAATACGCATCTTATGTTGAATACGGACACAGGACAGCCAATCATTCAGGATGGGTCAAGGGTCAGTTTATGATGACCATATCTGAACAGGAATTACAGAAAATTGCCCCAAAGGTGCTTGAAAACAAAATCAAGAAATATTTAGGGGGACTTGGTAAATGATAAATTCAATAGTTGAAGCAATCAGTTGTTCCCTGAACAAAGAATTTGGGGATGATTATGAAATCCACAATGAAGAAATTAAGCAAGGTTTGAAAGAGCCTTGTTTTTTTATTGCTTGCTTGAACCCAAACAACAACCTTTTCCTTGGCAAACGGTATGAACGTACCAATCAGTTCTGCATCCAGTATTTCCCACAGTCTGCAAAGAAGCAGCGGGAATGTGCTGATGTGGCTGAAAGAATGTATGACTGTTTGGAGTATGTCACAACAGACGGTGATACCAAGCCAATCAGGGGTTCAAAAATGAATCATCAGGTGGTTGACGGTGTTCTGAATTTTTTTGTCAATTATGACTTTTTCACGGTCAAGACGGAAGATCAGACACCAATGGAAACTATGACGGCAAGCACGGATGTGAAGGAAGGTGGTTGATTATGGCAGCAAAAAAGACAACAACGGGAACTGCTACAAGGTCTGAACAGACTGAACCAATGTTCAGCAAGGAACAGATTCTTGCATCTGCCCGTTTTGCAAACAGAAGGGACTTGGTGGATGCCCTTCTTGATGAAGATAAAAGTTACACCATGAAAACTGTTGACAATTTAGTTGAAAAATACATGAAAGGACAGGTGAAATAGTATGGCTTTAGGTGGTGGTACATTTACCTCACAGAACAAAGAACTTCCCGGTGCTTATATCAACTTTGTATCGGCTGCATCCGCATCTGCTGCACTGTCTGATAGAGGTATTGCAACAATGCCCCTTGAACTTGACTGGGGTGTTGAAGGGGAAGTTTTTGAAGTAACCAATGAAGATTTTCAGAAGAACAGCCTGAAACTTTTTGGTTATGCCTTTGACAGTCCTAAGATGCTTGGTCTTAATGATCTGTTCATGGGTGCAAAGACCTTATACGCATATCGTCTGAACGGTGGTGGAGATAAGGCAGCGAACACATACGCAACTGCAAAGTATTGTGGTGTGCGTGGTAACGATTTGAAGATCGTGATTCAGAAAAATGCAGATGATGCAAGCAAGTATGATGTTACAACCTACTTCGGTACGGTCAAGGTTGACACACAGACAGTTGCCAAGGCTGCTGATCTTGTGGCAAATGATTATGTGACATTCAAGGCTGCTGATCTTGCTGTTACTGCCGGAACACCTTTAACTGGTGGTACAAACGGCACGGTTGACGGCACTGCACATCAGGCTTACTTGGATAAAATCGAATCATACACCTACAACACTATGGGCGTTGTGGTTACTGATGATGTTACCAAGAAGTTATATGTGGCTTTCAACAAGCGTTTGCGTGATGAACTTGGTATCAAGTTCCAGTTGGTTGTTTACAACCTGTCTGCTGATTATATGGGCGTTATCAGTGTGAAGAACAAGGTAACAGATACAGGATGGTCAGAAGCAGCACTTGTGTACTGGGTAACTGGTGCAGAAAGCGGTTGTGCGGTCAATAAGTCTTGTCAGAACAAGAAATATGACGGCGGTTTCACCGTTGATACCAATTACACACAGAATGAGTTGAAAGCAGCAATCAAGGCGGGTGAGTTCACTTTCCATAAGGTCAACGGCGTTGTCCGTGTGCTTGAAGATATTAACTCTATGGTGACCACTTCGGACACTTGCGGGGATGTATTCAAGGACAATCAGACGATCAGAGTTATTGACCAGTTGGGAAATGATGATGCAGTTCTTTTCAACACTAAGTATCTTGGTGTTGTTCCAAACAATGCATCAGGCAGAACTTCCCTTTGGTCTGACTTGGTGAAAATCCGTACACAGTTACAGGAACTTGGTGCTATTGAAGGGTTCACTGATTCTGATGTTACGGTTGCACAGGGCGATTCCAAAAAGGCGGTTGTGATTACATCAGCAATCACCGTTGTGAACGCTATGGGTAAACTCTATGAAACGGTTACGGTTGCGTAAGAAAGGGGTGAAATAAAATGCCGAATGTAACAATGAAAGCAAGGGACACTATTGCAGCAAAACTTGCTGAATGTTTTATCACAATCGGAAGTAGAAGATACAACTTCATGCAGATGATTGATATGGAAGCAAAGGTTGAGAAAACCAAGACTACTGTTCCCCGCCTTGGTGCAATCATGGCGGGTCATAAGTCATGTGGTATGGAAGGTACTTTTTCCGGCACGGCACACTATAACCAGTCAGTTCTTCGTCAGGCATTACTTGACTATAAGAACACTGGTGAAGATGTGTATTTTGAAATGCAGATCACCAATGATGACCCAACCAGTGATGCGGGCAGACAGACGATCATTTTCTATGACTGCAACACTGACGGCGGTGTGTTAGCAAAATTTGATGCTGACGGGGAATACCTTGATGAAGAGATTGAAGGAACATTTGAGGACTTCTCAATGCCTGAATCTTTTGCAAACCTCACGGGTTTTCTTACTAACTAAGTAACAGAACCCCTTGTGTGGCTTTTATATAAGGTCATATAAGGGGTTTTTTCTATTCTTTGATAAACAGAAGGGAGAACAACAAAATGTCAAAATTTAGTGCATTTATGAAAGCGAATAAAAAGGTAAAGGAAAATGAAAAATATGCACCTACAACCACATTACAGGATGAAAACGGTAAACCGCTGGAATGGGAGTTCAAACAGATTACTTCCAAGGAAAATGAAGCGTTGCGTGATTCCTGTACCATTGACGTCCCGGTTAAGGGTAAGCCGAACCTTTACAGACCGAAAGTAAAAACTGCTGAATACCTTGCAAAGATGATTGTGGCATCCACTGTATACCCTGACCTTTACGATAAGGAATTACAGGATTCATACGGTGTTATGACCCCGGAAGAACTTCTTTATGCAATGGTTGACAATGCCGGAGAATATCAGGACTTCACAGTGTGGATGCAGAAGTTTCAGGGATTTACCAAGAACCTTGATGACAAGGTGGATGAAGCAAAAAACTAATTGAAGAAGGGGATGGTGAAGCAAATTATGCTTACTATGCCCTTCTAAAACTTCACATTCTTCCATCAGTGTTCTTGGATATGGATGAACAGGAAAAAGCCTTTGTGATTGCTTCAATCGAGTTGAAAGCAGAGCATGACAAGAAGGAAAAGAAAAAGGCAGAAGCAAGGGCAAAGAAAAAACACTAAGAAAGGACGGTGAAACAGGTGTCATCTATTCAGACAGGTATTGAACTTAATGACCAATTCAGCGGAGTGTTGAACAACATCATCAGTTCAGTGAACCTTGCCGTGTCTGCAATGTATGATATGCAGCAGTCAATGAACACTGACATTGATACAAGCAGCCTTGAGGGGGCAAGGGATGAAATCAATCAGGCAACTGCTGCCATTGAAGCAATGAATCAAGCAGCAAGCCGACAGACCGCACCTGATATTGCACCGCCTGTTGTGGATGGGGGAAACGGTCAGGTTATAAACGTGGATGTAAACCCGGTACTTCCTGACCCTTTGGTTGAAAATCCTGAACCAATCAGACCTGAAATTCAGCCAAACGCACCGCCTGACCCTGAACCCGTAGAAATCCCGGTCACATGGAACACTGACGGGGTGGATGTGTTCACAGGAACAGGTGTTGAACGATTTCAGCAAGAAGTTCAGAGTGCAAACGATATGTTGAACACACTGAACACCACACAGGCAAGGATTTCACAGACCGCACAGGGAATGGATATACTGCCGGATGCAGCAGTTCAGGATATGAACACCATGCAACAGCGGTTATCTGCAATTCAACAGCGGATTCAGCAGATTGAGAACAACCCGGTAAATGTTGGGGCAGACAATGCAAATGCAGAACTGGAACAGTTGCGTATGCAGTTGAATCAGGCTATTCAGGAACAAAATTCACTGAATCAGGCAATGCAGAATATGGATGTTTCTGCTGCCAATGATGCCTATTTACGTTTGTCACAGACTGTTGGCAACACAGAAAGGTACATCCGTGACAATGTGGATGAACAGGGGCGTTTCAATCAGGAAATTTCAGCCGGAACACAACAGGCAAATGAACTGACCAATACCATTAAGCGGGCGGTTGCAGCCTATGTCAGTATTCAGACAGTTGGGAAAGCACTGAACATTTCAGACGAACTTGTTCAGACAACATCCCGTTTGAACATGATGAATGACGGGGTTCAGACAACCGCTGAACTTGTCAACATGGTATATGCAGCAGCACAAGATGCAAGAGGTTCATTCAGTCAGATGGCTGATGTTGTTGCCCGTTTCGGTAACAACGCAAAGGATGCGTTCAGCAGTTCAGAAGAAGTTGTTGCTTTTGCTGATCTGATTCAAAAGCAGATGACGATTGCCGGGGCAAGCACCCAAGAAGCAGCAAACGCAGAATTGCAGTTATCACAGGCACTTGGTTCAGGTGTCCTTCGTGGTGATGAATTGAACAGTATCTTTGAACAAGCACCTAACCTGATTCAGAACATTGCGGACTATCTTGATGTTCCAATCGGTAAGATCAGAGAAATGGCAGCGGATGGGGAACTTTCCGCTGATGTAGTCAAGGCAGCAATCTTTTCTGCTGCTGATGACATTAACAGCAAATTCAATGAAATGCCTATGACTTGGGGGCAGATATGGCAGTCAATGCAAAACACCGCACTGATTGCATTTCAGCCTGTTCTTCAAAGACTGAACGATTTAGCCAATAGTGAAGCATTTCAGACTTTCATTCAGGGTGCTATTGAAGCAATGGCAACCCTTGCGAATATCCTTCTGAATGTGTTTGAAGTGGCTGCATCTGTTGGGGCATTTATCGGTGATAACTGGTCAATCATTGCACCAATTATATATGGTGTAATTGCTGCATTAGGGGCATATTTGGCAATCATGGGAATTGTCAACGCAATTACTGCAATTTCAGCAGCCATTGATGCGACAAAGGCAGCAGCAGATGCACTTGCAGCCGGACAAACATTTCTTTGGACAGTACAGCAGTATGGATTGAACGCAGCACTTGCAGCGTGTCCGATCACATGGATTATTGTGCTGATTATAGCACTTATAGCAATAATTTTTGCCGTATGTAATGCGATTGCAAAAATGACAGGTATTGCAAATTCAGGGTTCGGTGTGATTACTGGTGGTGTGAACGTGGTGATTCAGTTCTTCAAGAACTTGGGTCTAACCGTGGCAAACATTGCCTTGGGTATTGGAAACGCCATTGCAGCACTTGCATCCAATATGATGACAGCATTTCACAATGCAATCTGTTCTGTTCAGTCATGGTTTTACAACCTGTTAAGCACGGCACTTTCAGTCATTGAAGGTATTTGTTCAGCACTGAACAAGTTACCGTTTGTTGAATTTGACTATTCAGGCATTTCATCCGCAGCGGATGACTATGCAGCCAAAGCAAGTGAAGCAGCCGGGAACAAAGAAGATTACCAGTCAATCAGTGATGCGTTCAATGAAGGTTTTACAACCTTTTATGCATTTCAGGATGGTTGGGCATCAGATGCGTTCAATGCGGGTGCAGCATGGGGTGACGGTATTGCTGATAAGGTTTCAAACTTTAGTCTGTCGGATGTATTCGGTCAGACAGATATTCCTAATGTTGGTGATTACACATCAGGGTTCAATGATGCAATAGCAAATTCAGGCGTGGGTGACAGCATTGGAAACATTGACGATAACACAGGCAAAATCAAGGATTCTTTGGATGTTACAGAAGAAGATTTGAAGTATTTGCGTGACATTGCGGAACAAGAATCAATTAACAGATTCACAACCGCAGAAGTAACTATCAACCAAACAAACAACAATAATGTTTCATCTGATACTGACCTTGATGGCTTTATCACTGCATTAGATGATGCAATGGGTGAAGCAATAGATGAAGTAACAAATGGGGGTACAGACTAATGGCACAAAGCGGATATGATATGTATTTTGATAAATGCCTTTTTCCTGTCACCCCTGAAAAAATTAGCATCAAAATCAATGGTAATAACAAAACGGTCAACCTGATAAATGAAGGTGAAATCAATATCCTGAAAAAAACCGGGTTGACCGACATTGAATTTGAAGCAGAAATCCCGCAAGTAAAACATCCTTATGCGGTGTATAAGAATGGTTTCAAAGAAGCGGGGTATTTCTTTGATATTTTTGAAGGGTTGAAAACAGGCAAAAAGACATTCCAGTTCATTGTGTGCAGAAAGACCCCGGTGGGGAAAAAACTGCTGAACACGAACATGAAGGTATCTTTGGAAGATTACAAAATTTCAGAGGATGCCAAGAACGGGTTTGACTTCAAAGTCAAGTTCAATCTGAAACAGTACCGGGACTATGGAACAAAGACAGTCAACATCAAAATTGCTGCATCCAAGCCAAAGGCAAGTGCAGAGCCTAAGCGGGAAACTAACAATTCACCCGCCCCGGCAGCAGCACAGACTTATACGGTTGTGCGTGGTGATTGTTTATGGAACATTGCAAAACGGTTTTACGGTAGCGGTGCAAAATACACCGTGATTTACAACGCAAACAGGGGTGTCATTGGCGGCAACCCTAACTTAATTTATCCGGGACAGGTTTTGACCATTCCGGCAGCATAAGAAAGGGGTGTTGTTCAATGTACGTTGAACTACTGGTTGGGAATGAATCAGGAACAAAAGTATATCAACCTGTTGTTCAGGAAGGTATTGAATGGTCAACAGAAAGAAAAAACACCCCCGGCAAACTGGTTTTCAAAGTCCTGTATGACAACATTCTTGATTTTTCAGAAGGTAGTCCAGTCAGGATGAAGGTGGACGGTGACAATGTATTCTTTGGTTTTGTATTCAAGCAGCAAAGAAGTAAGGACAAGATCATTACTGTCACCGCCTACGATCAGTTAAGATATTTGAAAAATAAGGACACTAAGGTTTATGAAAATAAAACTGCATCACAATTTGTAAAAATGATTGCAGATGATTATGCCCTGAACCTTGGTACACTGGATGATACAGGGTATGTCATTGAATCAAGAATTGAAGAAAACAGTGAACTGTTTGAAATGATAACAAATGCTCTTGACCTGACACTGACTAACACCGGGGAAATGTATGTGTTATATGACGATTTTGGAAAACTTACCCTGAAAAGCCTGTCATCTATGTATGTGGGTGTTCCGGGGGCGTACTTAATGATTGATGAAGAAACCGGGCAAGATTTTGAATATACTTCATCTATCGACAGTAATACTTATAACAAAATCAAGTTGACCTATGACAATGAAGATACTAAAAAGCGTGATGTTTATATCACACAGGATTCTTCTAATATCAATAAATGGGGCATTTTGCAGTATTTTGATACCTTACAGAAAGGTGAAAATGGTCAAGCAAAGGCAGATGCCCTTTTGAAACTGTATAACAAGAAAACCCGTAACTTGAAGATCACCAATGCTTTGGGCGACAACAGAGTGCGGGCGGGTTCAATGGTTGTCATTAACCTTGACCTTGGTGATATGAAAGTGAAAAACTGGATGCTTGTTGAAAAGTGCAAGCACACTTACAAGGAAGGTGAACATTGGATGGATTTGACACTTAGAGGGGGTGAGTTTATTGCCTGATGCAAAAGGAATTATCAAGAAAGTACATCAAGCAGCGGTTGAAGCGGTAGAATCAACAAAACCTGTAAATGTATGTTTTGGAAAGGTTATATCTGCATCCCCGTTACAGATAAATGTTGAACAGAAGATGATTCTTACTGAAAAACAACTTGTACTTTCAAGGAATGTAACAGATTTCAAAACTAAGATAACGGCGGGGAATATCAAGAATTATTACTATACCGGGGATGTAAATTCAGGGACAGCACCAGTTTCCCCGTCACACGTTCATGCTGTCGGAACGATTGAAGTCACCGTACACAATGGCTTGGCTGTCGGTGATGGTGTCATTCTAATAAGACAGCAAGAAGGTCAGAAATTCATTGTTGTGGATAGGATAGGCAAATGATTCCTTCAACAGTTGGTTTTCTTGACCAAGATTTTGAAATTGAAACACAGCCAAGCCTAACTTATAAAATGGATTTAGACGGTGATTCAGTCAGGGGTCTTGTGGATGAACAGGATGCCATGAAGCAGATGATTTTCAGAACACTGCAAACAGAACGGTATCAGTACATCATATATCCGTGGTATTACGGTATTGAAACACTTGACCTGTACGGTGAACCTGTCACTTGGGTTTGCCCTGAATTAGAACGCAGAATCAGTGAAGCATTAGCCGTTGATGAAAGAATCACAGGCGTGACCGACTTTGAATTTGACCTGACGGTCAAAGGTGTGGTTCATGCCTATTTTACCGTAAAAACAATTTACGGTGATATTAAAGCAGAGAAGGGGGTGAAGATTTAGAATGTATGAAGATCAGACTTATGACATTATCCTTGAAAGGATGATGAACCGGGTATCTGACAAAATTGACAAAAGACCGTCATCCCCTGTTTATGATCTGCATAGTTCAACCGCCATTGAATTTCAGATTTTATACATTGAGTTGGAATATCTGATAAAAAATTCATACGGTGATACTGCTGCAAGGGAATTTCTGATCTTGCTTGCAAAGGACAGGGGACTTTCACCTGAACCCGCAACCAAGGCAATCTTACAGGGTGAGTTCACACCAACAAACATTGATGTTACTGGAAAGCGTTTCAACATTGGTGAAATCAACTATGTTGTGACTGAACAGATCACACCGGGAACATACAAGGTTCAGTGTGAAACAGAAGGTGTTGTTGGCAATCAGTACCTTGGAGATATGATACCAATGGAATATATTGACGGGTTGCAGACGGCAAGCCTGACAAGCGTACTTATTCCCGGTGAAGATGAAGAAGATACAGAAGTTTTCAGGCAGCGTTATTTTGACAGTTTCAATGAACAGTCCTTTGGTGGTAATCATGCTGATTATATGGCAAAGGTCAAAGGCATTGAAGGTGTTGGATCGTGTAAGGTCAAGCGTGTTTGGAATGGTGACATTAGACCCGCTGACATGATCGTCAGTAGCGTGGTCAAGAACTGGTATGAATCAATCATTTCAACAGTTCCGGCAGCAGTCAAACCGTGGCTTGATGCCGTATATAATGCAGCCAAGGACAAAAAACTGACGGTTGGTGGTACTGTTCATGTAGTCATCACTGATTCTGATGATTATGGTGAAGCAAGTTCAACGCTTGTTCAATATGTTCAGCAGACACTTGACCCGGAAGAAAGTGCCGGGGAAGGTTATGGACTTGCACCAATCGGTCATGTAGTCAGTGTTGCAAGTGCATCACCTGTCAGTATTGAGGTCAAGACCACGGTAACCTTTGAAGAAGGTCACAACTGGTCAAATACCAAGGCAGCCATTGCAGAAGCGGTTGATGCGTACTTCTTGGAATTAAGAAAGAACTGGTCAGAAACATCACAAACCATTGTCAGAGTATCGCAGATTGAAAACCGCATCCTTGGCGTTGATGGCGTAGTGGATGTGACCGGGACAAAGCTGAACGGCACGGCAAGCAATATGACCTTGACAGAATTTTGCATACCAAAGTTAGGGGGTGTTTCTGCATGATAAGAGAAGTTGACCTTGTTTCATACTTACCGCCATTCATGCAGAGTTACAAAGAACCCGTTGCAGCACTTGAAGCGGAAAACCCTGAATTTAGTCTGATGTGGTCGGCAACTGACAGGTGTTTGCGTAACCGCTTCATTTCAACCGCTGATGAATATGGAATCAGCCGATTTGAAAAGATGCTGAAAATATACCCAACCGCTGATGATACCCTTGAATCAAGGCGTTCAAGGGTTCAAAGCAAGTGGTTCAACACAATCCCGTACACTTGGAAAGTGTTGCTTCAAAAGTTGCTTGTCCTTTGTGGTGACAGTGATTTTGAAGTGACTGGTGATTTCAAGACCGGGTACACACTGTATATTGACACTGACCTTGAATTATATGGTCAGGTGGAAGAACTGGAAAACATCATAAACACAATGATTCCTGAAAATCTTGTGGTTGTATCTAAGAACAGCATCCCTTGCAACATCAAAGGTGCTGTTCTTTTTGGTGGTGGCATCTGCTTCATCAATGAATTTATCATCACAAACGATTTCCGGGAAGTGTTTGATGTGAACGGTTCATCAGTCTTTGGCGGTGGAATCGTTCAGACTGAAATGCTGAACATCACAAATGACAGTCAGGAAACAGTGAGTGTTCAGGGTACAGTGAACTTTGGTGGTAGGGCAACAGATACCGCAATGGTAACCATTTCAACAGATTTTAATGAAACAATCCGGGCAGATATGGATGCAAAGGCAGCATCCGGCGTTGTTCAGGTAGACTTCATTGAGATAAAAACAACATAGAAAGGAATGATAAGATGGCAGAGTATTCAAAACTTTACATCACAAACAATGGTCAGGCACTTATGGCAAAGATGATTGCCGGGTCAGGAAACATTGATTTTACAAAAGTATGTTCTTCCAGTACCCAGTACACTGAAAGTCAGTTACAGGCATTGACCGCACTTAGCAACATCAAGCAGACAACCCTTGTTTCCAAGGTTACCCGCACAAATGAGGTTGCAATCAAAATTGATGCAGCATATTCCAATGTAGACCTAAAAGAAGGTTACTATATGCGTACACTTGGCTTATATGCCGTTGACCCTGACAAGGGTGAAATCCTGTATGCAGTCTGCATTGAAAAGTCAAATAACTGTTATATGCCACCATATAACGGTGTTACGGTATCGGCTGCATACTTACAGTTATATACCACAGTAGGCAACGCTGACAGCGTATCACTTGCAGTCAGTCCGGGTGCGTATGCAACGGTTGGTGACATTCAGGCACTTGAAAAAGAAATTGCTGATCTAAAAGCCTATGTTGGATATTCAGACGGTGACATTTATGGTGTTGAAGTGGACTTTGAAAACAAGAAGTTCACAAGACTTGCCGGGGCAGTAAACCGTTCAGCGGGTTCAGGGTTTGACGGAATCAATGCATTTGGTGGCAGAAAGCGTTGTAACCTTACCAATGACGGGCGTGTTGTTGCATATTATGGTGAAGCCGGATTTTCTACTACTGGAAAACTGACACAGGCGGTTGACCGTAACCCGGTAGGTACTGAATCACCTGATGAAAACCTGAAATTCAGTGCCGGGACAATCGTTCAGGTAATGGTTGAACAGCCAAAGTTTTATTACAAGGTTGTACCGCTTAAAACTGAAAAGAGAACCAAGGGGGCAATCACAAGAAAAATCAGATACTATGTATCAGATACACCAAAGGCGGGATTCAAACTTCATCCGGCGTTCATTGTAAATGGTCAGGAAAATGATGTTGCATATCTTGCAGCCTTTGAAGGTTCACTTTGGGATGCATCTGCATCAGCATACATTCTTGATGATTCACAGGTTGCTGACTTTGCTGCTGATATGTTATGCAGTATTGCCAATGCAAAACCGCTTTCAGGACTTACACAGAACGCAACCCGTGCCAATATCAGAAAACTTGCTGAAAAACGTGGTACTGGTTGGGAACAGGGTGTTGTTCAGACGGCATCCGCTTCACAGATGCTTATGCTGATTGAATATGCAACCTTCAACATGCAGTCTGTTATTGGTAACGGTGCAGTTTCAAAGACTGATGACGGTAAAACATCCATGACAGAAAATACAGGTGCAACAATCACCCTTGGTAATGCATCAGGTTCAGTTGTCAATGCTAACGGTATTCAGATTGTGTCATACCGTGGTGAAGAAAACTTTTGGGGAAACATTTGGTGGTGGGTTGACGGTATGAACGAACAGAACCCTTCAACTTTCGCAGAAGGTGATTTTGGAACGCTGTTCGTTGCGGATCATGGCTTTGCTGATGATTCTTCCACAAGCCCTTATAAGAACACTGGAATTCATCCGTGCTATGGTGGCGGTTATGTTTCCGCTTTCGGTTGGTCGGAAGAATTCGATTGGCTGTTCATTCCCGCCGAAAAGAACGGCAACAGCAGCCTTCCCGTTGGTGATTACTATTGGAACGCTAATCCCGGCTGGCGGGTTACTGTATTGGGCGGTAGGTGGAGTGACGGTGCTCATGCGGGTGCTTTCTCTTGGAGTCTGGCTGATGCTGCTTCTGCTCGTGGTCGGAAGGTCGGCGGGCGGTTGGTGTATGTACCTTCCAAAAAGGCAGCATAAGCACTGAAATATATTGGGTAGTTCAGGGAGTATTGTTGTTTACAAACCCGATTAAACACAAGAGCAAAAATAGAAACCATGAAAAAAGGTTACTAAATTAGGCAGTAAATGGAATAACAGTGCTAATGCAGGTACTTTCTATTGGAATCTGAATAATGCTACTTCTAATCGTAATCGGAATATCAGCAGGCAGTTAGTAAATGCACGCAACAGGCGGGGAAAATCCAAAATCCCCGCCTGTTCAAATATATTCTCTGTATTCCTGAATTACCCCGCCGCATGGCGAAATAGACAGCCCCCGCAAGGGGGAAGTTAAAAATAAAATTGGGCTGTATTAGTAAATTTGAAAGTTTATTTTCAAAAGTTGAAAGTTCGGCTTAATGTGCATACAAAAAGGACATTCAGCAAATGAAGCGTTACGGTAATCTATACGAACAAATTTATTCTATGGATAACCTACGAAAAGCACACAAGAACGCACGGAAGGGAAAAGGCTGGTATGAAGAAGTAAAGGAAGTTGATGCAAATATTGAAGTGTACTTGAAACAGCTTCAGGAAATGCTTATCAATCATACTTACCACACTTCCAATTATGAAAAATTCATCAAGAAGGAAAACGGAAAGGAACGGGAAATTTTCAAACTTCCATATTTCCCGGATCGTATTTGCCAATGGGCTATTCTGCAAGTGATTGAGCCGTATTTAATGCGGCACATGACAAAGAACACCTATTCAGCATTACCGAAAAGAGGAATTCACAAAGCATTGCACGATGTTCAAGAAGCAATGTGGAAGGATGTTCCGAATTGCCAATACTGTTTGAAACTTGATGTAAGGCATTATTACCCGTCCATAAATCACGATATTTTGAAGGCAAAGTTCAGAAGATTGTTCAAAGATGCTGAATTGCTTTGGTTGTTGGATGAAATCATAGACAGTATTTGCACCGCAAACATTGAGGATTTGCGTAATATTTGGCTACTGGATGAAGATGTTGACCCGGAAACGGGAATACCAATCGGAAATTACCTTTCCCAATATTGCGGAAATTTCTATCTTTCTTCGTTCGATCACTGGTTGAAGGAAGAAAAGCGGGTGAAGCACACATTCCGATACATGGATGATGTTGTAATTTTCGGAAGCAGCAAGGAAGAACTTCACAAGTTGCAGAAGGAAATTGCTTTGTATTTCAAAACGGAATTACGGTTGACTATAAAAGGAAATTGGCAAATCTTTCCGTCTTATGTGCGGGGCGTTGACTTTGTGGGTTATCGAACATTTTTGAATTATACCCTTCTTCGCAAGAGCAGTTGCAAGAACTTCAAGGCGAAAATGGTTAAAATCCGAAAGAAAACCGCAAACGGACAGATGATGAACTATTCCGAATGGTGCAGCGTGAATTCCTACAAAGGTTGGTTGAAGCATTGCGATAGTTACCGTTTGCAGAAGAAATATATAGAACCTATCCAGTCGGACACCGATAGATATTATCGGGAAGTAGTAAAAAGAAAGGTGGCGTAAACATGATTGATTATGGAAAGGTCAGAAGCACCGTCAAACCTGATGAAATTGTGATTGATGAATTCAGCGTTTGGCAGCACACCGACATTCAGGAAGTTTCCGAAAATGTGGGTGAAGAAAATGAGTTCGTGGGCTATGAGTTCAACATGGTTCAGTATGACAAGAACGAATTCATTTTGAAACAAGCAAAGGAAAATGCGGAACTGTCCGAACAGATCACGCAGACACAGATTGCCTTGACGGAAGTTTATGAAATGATGGCGTAAGGAAAGGCGGTGAATCAGTATGGCGGCTATTTATGCGGCACTTATCAAGAAGGGGCTGAAAACCCTTGAAGATGTTCCTGACAAGCTGAAAGAAGCTGTTCAGAAGATTTTGGACGGTGATACAGATTGATTTTCAATCTTATCATAAAAATACTTTTCAGAAAGGAGATTGAAGAAATGGCTGTTATCTATGCAACCCTGATTATCAAGGGCAAGAAAACTTTCGCTGATGTTCCTGTCAAAATTCAGGACAAAGTGAAGGAAGTGCTGATTGACCTTGATTGCCCTGAACTGGCTGAATAAGTCAAGGGCAAAGAAACTATCACGGACAAGGTAAAAACCGCTATATGGGGCGTATATGAAGCCCTGTATAGCGGTTTTCTTGTTCAGACCACACAGAAAGGAAGAATCAGAAAATGAAAGAAGGTTTTTGCGCTGGAATTGGCGTTGTGGGTGGCTTCATTGCTTCCCTTTTTGGTGGGTGGGATGCCGCCCTGATTACCCTTGTGATTTTTATGGGTATCGACTACTTCACCGGGCTTATCGTTGCCGGGGTGTTCCATAATTCCAACAAGACGGAAAACGGCAGTCTTGAAAGCCTTGCCGGATGGAAGGGGCTTTGCAGAAAGGGTGTTACCCTTCTGATTGTGCTTGTTGGTTGCCGCCTTGATTTGGTAATGGGTTCAAATTTCATTCGTGATGCGGTGGTTATCGCTTTCATTGCGAACGAAACAATCAGCATTGTTGAAAATGCGGGGCTTATGGGTGTGCCTATCCCATCCGTTATTGTCAAGGCGATTGAAGTTTTGAAGAAAAAGGCAGAAAGCGAGGATAAAGAAAATGAGTAATTCAAGTTTGATTTCGTACACGAAACTTAGCCCGAACCACAGCGGGCAGCGTACACACAGCGTTGACCGTATCACGCCCCATTGCGTTGTAGGTCAGCTTTCTTGTGAAACTATTTGTGACTGCTTCCCGGCAGGAAGGGGTGCAAGCTGCAATTATGGCATTGGAAAGGATGGGCGTATTGCCCTTTGTGTTGACGAGGACAACCGTTCTTGGTGTTCTTCCAGCAATGCCAACGATCAGCGGGCAATCACGATTGAATGCGCTTCTGATAAAACTGAACCGTATGCAATGACGGATGCGGTGTATGCAAGCCTGATTGACCTTTGCACCGATATTTGCAAGCGTTACGGGAAAACTAAACTGCTTTGGTTTGCCGATAAGGAAAAAACCCTTGCATACAACCCGGCAGCGGATGAAATGATTATCACCGTGCATAGATGGTTTGCAAACAAGAGTTGTCCGGGCGATTGGCTGTATAACCGTTTGGGCGATCTTGCCGCAAAGGTAACGGCAAAGTTGGGCGGTACGGCTTCCAATCCTTCCGGCACTCTGTACCGTGTGCAGACCGGGGCATACACAAAGAAAGCAAACGCTGATGCACAGCTTGAAAAGGTAAAGGCGGCGGGCTTTGATACCTACATGGTTCAGGCGGGCGGCTATTACAAAATTCAGGTTGGTGCATACAGTAAGAAGGAAAATGCGGTTGCTATGGCGGCAAAGCTGAAAGCAGCCGGGTTTGATACCTTCATTACCACGGAACAGGGAACGGCGGTCACGGTGAAGAAATCCGTTCAGGAAATCGCCCGTGAAGTGGTTGCCGGGAAGTGGGGCAACGGTGAGGAACGCAAGAAAAAGCTGATTGCGGCGGGTTATGATTACACCGCAGTTCAGAACAAGGTCAATGAACTTTGCGGAACACCTAAGAAATCCATTGATGAAATTGCAAGGGCAGTCATCCGTGGTGAGTATGGAAACGGTGGTGATCGTAAGAACAGAATCACCGCAGAAGGTTATGATTATGCAGCAGTACAGGCAAGGGTCAATGACCTGATGTAATCTGTTACTAATTTGTTACTAAATAGCGGGATTTTGTGAGATTTGCGGAGATATTCAAAACTGAACTTTTCAGCAAATACGGGCAAAAAGCGGGGTGTTATATCAATGAAATTTATGATAT